TATCAAAGAGTCTTACTTCAAGGAAGGAACTGTAACTCAAAGTGAGGTTGCAGACGAAACTCCAGTAGAAGGTGTTGACAATGACTTGAATCCAGCAATGGCAAGTTATGTTGATGCAATGAATCGCTGGAATACATAATATCAATTTAAAAACTTTTTAAGAGTATAAACGAAATGTTTAATTCAAAAGCTCTAACAGAAAAGTGGTCACCTGTTCTAAGTCATGAAGGTGCTGGCACCATTAAGGACAATTATAGAAAGGCAGTTACTGCTGTATTGTTAGAAAACACAGAAAATCAAATACGTGAAGAGCGTGGAATGATCAACGAAGCATCCAACACAGTTGGTGCTATTGGTGACGCAGGACTATCAGGTTCAGGTCTTACAACTAAGACTGGTGGACTTGCTGGATTTGACCCTGTAATGATCAGCCTCATCCGTCGTGCAATGCCAAACTTGGTTGCATATGACATATGTGGCGTTCAACCAATGTCTGGTCCTACAGGACTTATCTTCGCAATGAAGAGTCATTATCAGCAAAATGGAGCTGCACTCCGTGCTGGTAACGAAGCTCTCTATAATGAGCCTGACACAAACTTCTCTGGTAACTCACAAGGTCCTGCTGCATACAACAATCCAGTAGCTCCTCTTGGAGACGGTGGTTCAACTGATGCTAACCCAGGACTTCTTAACGATACATCTGGTGGTGGTACAACTACTGGTAACTACGAGCGTCAAGCTGGTAACATCGCTAGAGAAGATGCTGAAGCATTAGGATCTGGATCTACTCTCTTCAACGAGATGAGCTTCAGTATAGAGAAGACTTCTGTTACTGCAAAGACTCGTGCTTTGAAAGCAGAATACACTCTAGAACTTGCTCAGGACTTGAAAGCTATTCATGGTCTTGATGCAGAGCAGGAACTTGCTAACTTACTTTCTAGTGAGATCCTTGCTGAAATCAACAGAGAAGTTGTTCGTACTGTTTATACAGTTGCTAAGTCTGGTGCACAAAACAACGTTGCAAACGCTGGTGTATTTGACCTAGACGTTGACTCAAACGGAAGATGGTCAGTTGAGAAATTCAAAGGACTTATGTTCCAAGTTGAAAGAGATGCTAACGCTATCGCACAGCAAACTCGTAGAGGAAAGGGTAACTTCATCGTCACATCTGCTGACGTTGCTAGTGCTCTAGCTATGAGTGGTACTCTTGACTACTCTTCAGGTCTTAACAGTGCTGGTGGACCTTCCATCGGTGAAGTTGATGACACTGGAAACCTACTTGTAGGTACAATGAACGGACGCATCAAGGTATACGTTGACCCTTATTCTGCTAACGTTAGTGATACTCACTACTACGTTGTAGGATACAAAGGTACTTCACCTTATGACGCTGGACTGTTCTATTGCCCATACGTTCCCCTACAAATGCTCAGAAGCATTGACCCATCTACCTTCCAGCCCAAGATTGGCTTCAAGACTAGATACGGTATGGTTGCTAACCCATTCGTTCTTAACGGATCTACACCTGATGCTGAAGCTCTTACTCATAATAAGAACCAGTATTACAGACGTGTTCGTGTTACAAACCTAACATAATATCTGTTACGATATCAAGATCAAAGGGGGTCAACGACCCCCTTTTTTATTTTTAATAAATACACGTAATAATACTCATTACATGCTTCAGAAGATTTTACTATTCGCTTCACCACTGGTGTCTGCTGCTACTATAGCTACGGTTATAGCAGTTAAGTCATGGAAAAAGAAGAAGCTTCCTAATATTCATGTGGAATTTGATGATGACGATGATGACAATTTTGGTGGGCCAGGTGAAGGACCGTACTGGTGGTATACTAAATAAACCAGTTTGATCTAAAATAATGACAAGTCTGATTGATCCCAAAAAATATAGCAAAGCAGTTGACCTATTGAGGTCATTTTTTTTATCTAAAGGATTTTTAGAAGTACATACTCAGAACCGTTTGAGTATACTTGCTGCATGTGAAGACCCTGAAACAGTAGCAACATATAATTACGGTGGTAATATTTGGCCACTACCACAAACAGGTCAGATGTGGTTAGAATATGAATTACTTTCTAATCCTTCCGCAGAAGGATTTTTTTGTGTCTCAACTTCATATAGGGCAGAACCTAATCCTGTAGAAGGAAGACATGAAACCATCTTCCCTATGTTTGAATTTGAAATGAAAGGTGGTGTTGAAGAGTTAGAAAAAATGGAAGTAGAACTCTGTAAACATCTAGGATTGCCAATAGAAGAATATAATATCAAAAAATATAATAGTTGGGCAGAAGCATTCAAAACTAAAGAACTTGATCATGACCATGAAGAGTCTATTGGTCGTGGTATGATTACTGACTTCCCTGAGTGGACATCACCTTTCTGGAACATGGCTAGAAATGATGATGGTACCAGTAAAAAGATTGATGTAATCTTGAATGGTATGGAGACTATTGGTTCTGCTGAACGTAGCACTGATAAAGAACAAATGCGTGAAACCTTCTACACCATATCAGATGGTGGATATGCTCAACTTATTATTGATAAATTTGGTAAGGAAAGAGTTGAGAAAGAACTAGAAGAGTTCCTCTCATTTGATTTCTTCCCTCGTTCTGGTGGAGGCATTGGAATGACTCGTATAATATCAGCCCTTGAATAGGGCTTCAATCTGGGGTGGCGAAATTGGCAAACGCAACACATTGTTTCTGTGTCGTTCCTGGCGGGACTTGTAGGTTCAACTCCTACCCCCAGAGTTAATCATAAATAAGTATATAGTTGAAAAGTGTAAATGTCTGCAGAATGGTATAAGGAACAACCTTCTAATAGGAACTTTTTAAGTCCTATTGGTTATATCCTCAAACTAGAAAAGTTTGCAGGAGTAGATTTCTTTTGTCAATCTGCAAATGTTCCTGATGTAGCAATGCCTACAACAGAAGTCGCTTCTCCTTTTAGAAATTTACCTATAGTTCCTGGTGGTGGAATTACATTTGGAGATTTTACGGTAAACTTTATTGTTGACGAAGAGCTAAAAAATTATAACTCACTCCACAAATGGATGAGAAATAATGGAAACGCAGATGAGATGAAAGGACCTTCAACACCAGAGTATAGTCATGGTCAATTACATATAGTTACTAGTGCATATAACCCAGCTTTCATTGTAGAGTTTAAAGATTTATTCCCAGTTGCCTTGACAGGACTGCAGTTTGATGCTACAGTATCTGATATAGAATACATTACTGCACAAGTTACATTTAAACATCAGCAGTTTTTCTTACGTGATAAGAACCTTAAAGCATTAGCATGAGTACAAACTCCATATTAATTGGCGATTGCCGTGAAACACTCAGAACATTACACGCACACGTTACCACAGGTATCACTAAAAGACCTAGGATGTGTGTTACATCGCCACCTTACTATGGTTTAAGAAACTATGGTGATGAAGAGAATCAGATAGGACAAGAACAAACACCAGAGGAATATATAGAAAGCCTCGTAGAAGTATTCAGGAGTGTACGTGATGTGCTCACAGATGATGGAACTTGTTGGGTTAATATTGGGGATAGTTACTATAATTACAGGCCAGGCAGAGGACAAGGACTGGTTAAACAAACAGTCTCAAATACTAAGCAAGACTTACCAGATGTGTGTCCTCGTAGAGGAAACAAATTGGACGGACTCAAAGAAAAAGATTTAATTGGTATCCCTTGGATGTTAGCATTTGCATTGAGAGCAGATGGATGGTATTTAAGACAGGATATTATATGGCACAAGCCAAATCCTATGCCTGAGTCAGTTAAAGATAGATGTACTAAAGCACATGAATATATCTTCTTGTTGAGTAAGAATAGAAAGTATTATTACGACCATGAAGCAATTAAAGAACCTGCAGTAGGTGAAAGATGGGGTGGTAATACTCCTATCAATATGGACAACACTAAAGATACTGATAATCAGTTTAGTGGTTTAACTAGACCTCGTAAGATGGTGTATGAAAAGAGAAATAAGAGATCCGTATGGAAGGTAACAACTAAACCATATAAGGGAGCTCATTTCGCTGTGTTCCCACAAGATTTAATTGAACCATGTGTATTAGCAGGTAGTGAAAAAGGAGATACTATTCTAGATCCTTTTATGGGATCAGGTACTACTGCTGTGACAGCGAAGTCTCTGGGGAGACATTATATTGGTTGTGAATTACACGAACATTATGCACAACTAATACAGAAACGATTAAATGAAAAATCATTTGCAAGGTTAGAATTTGTATGAACTTTGAATCCATTCGTAATAAGTTTGATAAGATGAGGGAAGACTGGTCTGAAGATAGTGCTGTTGATTTTCAATTTAAGAATAAACAATACAGTGCTGACTTAGGACAACTCGCTTTAGACATACCTTTTCAACATAATAAATACTTAAACCACTACACTGATATATCTCAGATTAAAACCTCACTTGAATTTGAAATTCGCAAACTTGTTAGAGATAAGCGTGAGTATTATGGAGGCGAAGCTGACGCAAAGGTCTATGCCGAAAAACCTTTTGGCGGTAGGATCTCAACTCAAGATAAGATGAAAGTCTACGTAGAGTCTGATGATGATGTCATCAACCTAGAAGCGAAAATTAAATACCTAGATCAAATGCTCCATTGGTTGGATCAGGTAATGAAACAAATATCAAATAGAGGGTTCCAAGTCAAGAGTGCTATTGAGTGGGAGAAATTTATTAATGGACAATAATGACACACCTTTCTATCAAGAAGAAGAATGAAGTATATATAAAAATTTCTTCTTCTGAAGAACATGTGCATCATGAATTGTCTGATTACTTCACGTTTGAAGTACCAGAAGCAA